TTACTTGTGTAGTGGAAATCTTTCTATTATCTCTATTGTGATAATGAAGGATGTATTGTGCTTGTTTAGGGGTTATGTCCAAGATAAAGGACTGATAAACATCCGTTACGGGATCGAACGGAAGCACACCATCTACACGATGGATTTCTTTAATGTTTGTGTTCATGTGACGTAGTTATTACGAATTACAAAAGATATTATACATGAGCATAAAAAAAAGTCAACCCCCGAAGGAGTTGACTTTGAAGATATATAAGCGTCTTGCTTACATGAGGTTGTTAACAGTAACACGTCTGTAGTAACGGTTTGAGTTAACCTTGATAGCACCAGCACCAACGCTAGATGCATCACCTTCAGCGAATGGGTTAGCAACAACACCATAACGAGTCTTAAACCCGATTTTTGGTTGGAATGTGTCCTGACCAACTGCACGAACCATCTGTAGAGGAACGTATGGGCAATAGAACAGTCCAGCATCATATGGTGAAGTACCTTTGTATCCAGCAACGTAATACTGATTGTCGTTAACGTTAGAAGAATAAGGGTCGATGTATACACGGAATTTACCGCCAAGTACACCAGCAAATGTATTGCCTGTGTCATCAACATTAAGGTTTGCATTAAGAGCAGGTGTGTAATCAAGTACACCAGCCATTGTTAGTGCAGAAGCAACGTCAGCAGAGCACATAACAATGTTGCCCTTTCCACGACGAGTTCTTTGAGCGATAGCGTTAGCATCTCTCTCTATCTGGAAGATAAGTCCCTTGAACTTCTCAACTGACCATCTACCATTGGAGTCAACGTCTAAGTCGAACTTACCAGCAGTAGCAGTGTTGTTTTGTGCACCAGACTCAGCAACCTTGTAGATTGTACGGATGATTTCACGGTTGATTTCAGCAAGAATCTCTGTAGAGAGAATGTTTGCTAATTCCGCTTCGGCATTTAATCCGTGGATTGCTTTCAAGTCTTGAGCGAGTTCAAGTGAGTACTCAGCTTTTAACGCACGAGATTTCGCAGTAACTGTTACTTTCTCGATGCTGAATGCCATCTCGTTGAAGGCATTATTTGTAGCATCTCCAAGAGCTTCAGCGTTATCTGTACGCATACCTTGTCCAACCTTATACGCATACTGCGTAGAGTTTGTTGAAGGGTTTAGTGCAGAAGGATCTGAAGATTGTGTACCACCAGTAGTACCCAAACCAACCGTAGTTGTATCGGCACCATGTCCAGCAGTAAGGTTTCCAGAATTGTTCTGAGATGAGAATGCTGTATCTGCTTCGTTGAATAGAGCTTCTGCTCCGTCCTGAGTATTGTAGCGAGAACGCATTGCGAAGATTAGTCCAGTAGGACCATTCATTGGTTGAACACCAGCAAGGTCATATGCGACCAAGTTTGGCATTGCACGTCTAATCAATGAGATTAAAACGGGGTCGAAACCAGCAACTGGACCTGCAGCAGTAGCGTCAGCAGAGAAACCTGCGGCACTAGAACCTGACTGGGTGTTTACGTTGGGGGCTTCTGAAAGAAATTCACTCTCTTCACGGAGTTCTTTTTCTTGGTTTTCAAGCAAGATTGCGGTTACAGATCGACGATGTGCGTCCTTAATTGGATCTAGACCATCATAGTCTAGAATCGGTGCCCACTTCTCCTGCAAGTACTCAGAATTGTACATCTGCATTTGAAATTTACCTCTTACGGATTTTGTTGTTTGAATTAATCATCTAAAAATCACTTTTTAGCAGCTCTAGAAAGCGTATTCAGATAGGCTTGCATTCTGGGATTAACTTCCTCAGAAATTACCTCATCAGTAGAAACCTCTTCTGAAAGATTTTCAGAGATGCTCTTTGGAGCACTAGTTTTACTTGGGAAATAAGATTCCTTAAGTGTTGCTAGTTTCTCACGATAGTCTGTCTCACTTTCAAACTCAACATTCTCGGCAAGTGTAGCGAGCTTATCTTTTTGAGTGTCTGCTAGACCCTCTGCGACATCAGCGAAAATAACATCCGCTGTAGACTCTGCTAATCTGCGATTAAGAGCAACATTGCGATCAATCTGCTCATTGAGTTTACCTTCCATTTCATCAAGCTTATCTACCATGCTATTAAGCACATCATATTTTTCTTCAGGAATAGTTACATAATGTTCTTCAAATAGTGACTTCATACCTTCCATGAAGGATTCAGTCATTTCTGTTTTAAGACCTGCTTCTACTTGCAGAGCGTTTTCTTGGAACCACTCATCTGCAACGTATTCAAGGTAAGAATCTACTCTTTCAGTAAGTCCTGCTTTAATTGTGTCTAGTTCTTCAACTAGTGCTTGAGCATAAGACTCTTGGAGTTCTTCTTTGATCTCACTAACCTTAGATTTGATTGCGGTCTCGAAAATTGTACGTGCCTTGTTTTGGAAATCTTCAGAAAGTTCTTCTCCTTCAAGAAGTGCCTGAACGTCTGCATCAACGTCATAGGTTTCTTCTTCTTCGATTACTTCCTCTTCAGTAGTCTCCTCTTCGGCTACGATTTCTTCTGTTGAAGATTCTTCTTCAGCAACTACTTCATCAGTAGCAACTTCATCTTCGGCAACTACTTCTTGCCCATCTTCGAGTTCATCAGAAACTGCTTCGGCTTTTGCTGCCTTTGCGTTAACAACATCTCTTACTTGAGCAAGAGTAGATGCTGGATCTTTGAGTTTTGCTGAATCGTCATCTGGACGATAGTTTTCTGGGGTAGGTCCACCTAAATCTTCAACTGGCACACCACCTAGTTCTGATGGTTGAGCACTTGCTGCACCTTTAGTGACCTGGTTTTCTTCGATGTTTTCCATTTCGTGTTAAATAGCTACCTGGACGTTAAGAATCTATACTTATTTATAGATTTATTAAATTTACAGATTATTTAGAAAATCGTTGAATAGACTCAACTTCCTTTCTTCTAATCTATTTTGAGTAACCAATGTGTTAATTGACTTCTTGGTTTTCTCTGCAAGTTGTTCACGGAGTATTCCTCCATCCCAAACCCACTCTTTTCCTTCCATAATTCCATTAACAAAAGCATCTGGTGCGGAAGGATCTGCTACTATATCAGCAGCAGTTGCTAGTTGGAAATCTTCACCAACTACTTTACAACCAGTTTGATCTTCTTTAAGTGATCCAACTCCACGAGATGAAACACCTAACATAACACCTTCACCAAGTAAAGATTTTGCAATCTTACCCATAGGTGTTTCTAGAAGTTTTGCCTTTCCTCTGAAGTTGTTACCTTCTTGAACAAGACCTGTAATCTTATGAGAGACTCTATCAAGATTAACAGTAGGACCTTCTGGATGACCTAATTCACCCAAAGCACGTCCTTTCTTAACAAAATTCTCACAGTATCTACCAACTTCACGAGAAAGAGTTTCCACAGGATACATTCTACCATTGCGGTTTTTAATACCACCTTGTAGAAATACACCTTCAATATGGAGAGTTTTATTTGCTCCCTTACCTTCAGAGATAATTTTTACCTGAGAAATTTCTTCTGTAATGAGTTTCATTCTTCTTCCTGTTCGGTTGGTTCCTCAATTGTTTGTTCATCATCTGCAACTTCAGCAGCAGGTTCGTCAAAGACTGAATCTGCCACAATGGGTTTCAGTGCTTCAATTCTTTCTGCTGATTTCGCATACAATATATCCTTAAGTCTATCTGAAATGTCAGATGAACTCGCATCAGTCGCAATCAAATCCACAAGATCTTCCATAAGATTAAATTTTTTTAAACGTTATATATGTTTTATTTATAACTCGGCCTTCTTGGTATCCTTTTGATACTGTGCGTCAATTGCTTGTGCTTGTGCCACAATGTCTGGATCTACTGGTTGTTCACCCATTCCCATAGGGTCTTGTGCCATAGGATCTCCTTCCATTGGTTGTTCACCTTCTGGTGGTAATGGTTCACCAGTTATTGGGTCAAGTGATGATGGATCTGGAATAATTCCCTTTTGAATTTCATCCTCAATCTGTGTATCAATTTCTTCTATTTCCTTATCTGTTTGACGTAGAACTCTCTTACGTACATATTCAGTGGAATAGTACTTGCCAATATAAGGCTCAATTGTTGCAAGCATTCCAAGTCTTCCTTCCATAAGTTCAGACTCTTTAAGTTCTGCAAATTGATTATCATAAATGAAATCATATTGAATATGATCTTCCATTTGCTCCCAATCTTCTGGAGTAACAATATTCTTAAGAACCAATTGAGTCTTAAGCATATCATTAAACATTGCAGCAAAACGTTTTCTTAAACGTCCTACAAACTTAGCAAACTTAAGTTCATCTCTTAAGATTTCTGATGAACGACCTAAATTAAAACCACCATCAGTAGCAATTCTAGATTCAGGAACACCTAATGCTCTATAAAGTTTCTTTTGGAAATACTCAATATCAGCAAGTTCTCCAAGATTTTGTCCACCTGGAAGTGTTGTAATTTCAGTTCCTCTACCACCTTCTCTACGTGGTAACCAGAAATCTTCCATCATAGACATGAACTTTCTGTCATCACGAATTTCACCAGTATTTGCATCATATACCAGTTTATTTCTATAACGACCCATTACCTCTTTGAGGTACTGTTCTGCTTTAATCTTTGGAAGATTACCAACATCAATATAAAATATTCTTCTTTCTGGTGCTCTTGATAATCTATAAATTACAAGGCTATCTTCAATCATTCTAAGTTGATTAAGTGCCTTGATTGCTTTATGAAGATATGAAAGACAAGTTCCTTTATTTCTATCTACTAATCCTGAAGTAACATATGTGACAGAATCTTTTGCAATCTTAATGCCTTTAGTGCCATTACTTCCACCACTTAAATTTGCTGTAGGATAAGCTGCTTTAGGAGAATATACAAAATATTCTTCAAGTTCA